GCTTCAAACATTTCTTTCATGACTTTGAGTTCAATTTCAGTTGGCTTCTTAGGAAGATAATCGTTAAGATTAAACAACCCATGTTGTTTAATAGCCGCTTGCTCATCTTCACTTAGCGGACGCTCACGACGTGCCCAACTTGAAGTTGAATAGTCAGCATATCCGCCTTTGCTACCTTTTTTCATGCGATAGTCAATACCATGCACATAATCTGTTGGCAAGTCTTCCAACTCTGGATCAACCAAAGCGGCACGAATGCTTGTAAAGATTTGTGGGCCGATAATGAATCGACGAATTGGATTCTCTGGTTTTTGTTCTTCTTTCAGTCCGTCTTCAACAACGAAACCTTGGAAAATGTAACTGCGTTTCTTCCAGTACTTACGACCCATTTCTTCTAGACTCTTGTCTTTGAACCATGCTCGTACTTCTGAAAGGATTGGGCAAGTATCGCCATACATTTCAACGCATGGTACTTGTACAATTACTTGTTTTGATTCTGTTTGACCTTTAACACCTGCGAAAGGTAGTTTGATCATTGCACGTTCAACCCAGAAAAACGTGTTATCTTGATTACCATCTGGAAGGAAGCGGATTGATGCTTCTTGTCCTTCTTTGAGATTCCAAAACGGATAAATGGAGTTGTCTCCACCGCCTGTTCTCTCGCCTGAACCACTTTGTTCAGATGCCTTTAGTTTTGCTCTAATTTCAGCCAAAGATGCCATAATAATTTCTCCTTTTAATATGCCTTTGTTTGCCTTGTTTCCTTTAAGATCTACTTAAAAGAAAAGCGCATACATGTTATTGTATACGCTTTTATTTATAATAGCAAGAGAAATCTTGCTATAAATGTGAGTTATTTCACCATTTGTTTTTTACTGGTAATCCGGCAATTGCTCTCATAAGATTTAGTTCTTCAACAAAGTGTGAGTCAGTTGGTTCTCTGCTTTCTTTTTTAGGTTGATTGAGCGGATTATTTGGATCAACGCCTTGTGCGGCAGCTACAGTTGGACCAGGTTTACCCATACCAGCTGGCTTGCCAACTTGTGGAGTTGCCGCGGTTCCTGATTGAGCTGGCGGAACTGCCTTTGCAGGGGCCGCTGCCTTTGCAGGTGCTTGTCCCGGTGGCGCCAATTTAACTGCGTAAGGTTTTCCCTTCCAAGTAAATTGTGTTTCACCCTTGGCCCTAGCGTCTGCAAATGCTTGACCAAACGGCATACTGTCTCTATTAGCAGGTTGTCCTGATTGAGCTGGTGCTGCCGCATTGGCCGCTACAGCTTTATCAACACCAGTTACATCATCTTGTGCGCCAGATGCTAGGGCGGCCGACTGTGCGGCATTAGCTGTCATTGCTTGGCCCAGTGCTTGATCTTCAGCGTCTGCGTTGGCAGCATATTCTTTTTCTTTGGCAGCTTGGCGGCCTTGTTGTGCTAACTGTTGTGTTGCAGGTTCGACAAAATTTGGATCGCCTGCACTAACCACATTCCCATTTTCGTCTGTAGTAAAGCCTGGCATCAGGTTACCTTCGTCGTCTACAGAACCAGGAGGCGTACCAGCCGGAGCGGCTGCTGGTGCAGGACTTCCTGATTGCGCAGGTGCCGCACCTGGAACAGCTTCGCCTGGTTGAGGTTTAGGCATACGTGCCATAATGTTAGGATCAGTTGCATCGGCGCCACCGAGCCATTTTAACTGACTAGGAGTTAGTTTAGCTTTGGCTGCGGTAACTGCATCGGGTGCAGGCGCAGGAGTTCCGCTAGTAACTGCGGCACCACTGCCTGTTTTTAAAACGCCACCACTTCCTGTTTGAACAGCATTAGCCGGTGCATTAGTTGTAGTAGTTGCACCTGATGGCGTAGTAACTGTTTGTGTTTGAGGAGCAGAGCCGTCTGCTGGTAATGTAACCTTCTCGTTAACAATGTTAATATAGTCTCTAATAGTCTTCATATCATTTTCCAAAATTTATTTTGCCCATGATTTGTTTCATCATGTCTGCAGGATTCATTTGGCCACCTGGAAATTGGATATTTTGATTAGGTACTTGACCCTGAACACCCTTCATCATGCCGCCAACTTTTTTCTGTAATGTCTGCCCTATCGCGTCAGGATTACTAAAATCTAGTACTTCATCGCCCTCGTCGCCATCACCAAATTTTGGTAATCGCATTTTCATTCCGTTTGCCTTGGACATAGCATCGCCATAGCTTGCAGGCTGACCGTTTATTGTTCCAGATGATGTGCTAGTAGTAGTTGCTCCAGACTGCTTCATTAGATCATTAAACATTGCATCAATGTCCATGTCTGAAGACATTTCGTCAACTTCTTGGCTTCTTACGCCTGATAATCTAATAATATCGTTTTGTTGTCTTAGTTCTGACGGAGGGTCAATCTTGTCAACTAACGCATAAATTTGTTCTAAATCTCTAGTATCGGCACCAGGAAACTGCTTCTTCAGCTTATCTTTCATTTTTTGATTGCCAATTGTAATGTTACGTTCTTCTCTATTGACAAATCCGCTCATGAATTCTTTCATAGCCGCAAAGTCTGAACCGTTTGAATCAAAACCACACTCCATTGGAGTCATGCCACATTCTTCAATAGCATCGTGCAGTGTCATTTGGCGGCCGCCAATATTCAATCTAGTATCTAACTTTGCGCCAGCTTCTTTGGCACGGGCAATAGCCGCCTGTATGCCGCGATTTCTTAATGCTTGTACTCGATCGCGCGGATTGCCAGAAGGCTTCTTAAACTTAGGAGCATCATCATCAGTATCCCAAGGTGGACTATTATCATCACCTTCTGCTACTGGTGCTGGTTGTGCAGGTGCTGCCGCAGGTGCTTCTGCTGGCGCAGGTGCGGCTGCAGGTGGCGCTTCTGCTGGTGCAGGTGGCTCAACTGGTTCTGCATTTTGATTTGAGTCTGCATCACCGTTAAAATCAAGTTGTTGAGCTATAGTGGTACCGTTGTTTTCATCGTAATTAATTAACAATGCTTGAATAACCGGCCTTGCATCTAACTCACTATCAATCTGTTTCAATTCATCAATAAAGTCAGGATCATCAATTAATCCTTTTACTGTGCTTATTACATTAATACCTTCCCCGCCAGCCATTAACTCACCTTTAGAAAAAATATCATTTAAATCTTTAATAGCTTGTTTTTGAACTTGTTCATCGTCACTAAACAATTTGTTAGGGGTGTCTTCTTCTTCGTTAACAATAGCATCCATGAATTCTTCTAGTGCAATTTCTTCTGCACTATAACTTTCACGTTCCATACGAGCGTCATAGTCATTGCGTCTACGTTCTTTATGTTTGAGCATTAGCTCTAAACGTTTTACTGCGTCTGGGTCACCGGTCTCGGCTTTCTTTCTAATGTTAGCTTCATGATTAGCCTGCATTTCTCTACGATGCTGTGCATCTACTGAATTTGGATTATATGCATCAGTTAATAAATCGTCTGCAGATAATTCCTTAATTGGCAATTCTAATCCATCAGTTAATTTAAAGATATATGGAAATACTGTTTTTAATTCTTCGTTAAATGTTCTAATTGTTAACCGATCAACTAGATCGTTAATTACATCTTCAGGAATAATCTTTTCTTCTTGCTCTTCAAAACTTTCAATAAATTGTTTATAGTATGCTGGACGCTGTAACTTGTGAATTGTTTCTTTAATTTGATCAATACGTTCAACAACGCGATCAGTAAGGTGCCCCATAGTCTCTGACAGTTGGTCTTGACGGTTAACATAACCTTTAAATCTTCTTAGACTAGCTAATTCTTCGCTTAGGCCAATAACATGTTTACCAATAGAATCATAAGGTGTTCCGCCATTCTTAATGTGTTCTGCTAATGCACGAGCACCATTTAAATGTTTAGTAGGATAAAGGAATCTTTCTCCTAGAGCACTTTCAATATAAATGCTTTCAATGTGTAGTGTACGTCCAGCGGCTAGCTCAGGATTAACAGGCTGTGAATGTCTAATAATTAAACGTGCCTCTCCTAAATCTTGGTAACTAACCTTTGAAGTACCAAACAGTTTACTTTCCATCATATTTCCTTCTCCGGTTTCTTCGGGTCTTTTTGCTAAGAAATCATAGTCTCTTTTGTCTAAATTCGATTGTCCGCTAGTTTGCACATCAAACTTCATAGTGTTAGATCTTGCAAAATCTCTGAAAGATCTCACCCACTTATAGGCTTTCCTGTGGCCGTTACTAGGTTGACCGTCTGGAGTAAAATCCCCCATGATCTTAATAACTAGGCCTTCTTCATTATCCAACGTCATAGTAATTGTTGCTAAAGGGTTGCCCCCTTCAGAATATTTAAATTCAAAAAACCGTGCCTGGGGGATATCTTCTTTTTTACTTAAAACTGCTCCGTTTTCATCACCAATTTTAATTGATGGGAAACGGGTTTGTATTTTTCCGTAAAGTTCTTTAGCAATGATGTCGAAATTAGCGTCCATATGATATTTATCAAAGATTAGAGGAAACAAATATAGGTAACGGAAGTTCTATATCTTCCTCGTAGAAGTCTTTACTGCTCAATACTTCTGTTACACGGGGATCCCAATCTGCTAGGATAACACTCATACGTATTAGTAACAACAGAGACGAAACAAGGTCGTCAGTTTGACCAGATTTTGCTTTAAAAGTGGTGCCCGTTGCAATAAACGTCTTTAGTTCGCTAATTAGCGGGCGACTGTTTATTATTATACGGTCTGACTCAATTAAGAATTTAAGTCTAGCACACGCAGAAATTTTAGTACCGTAAGTTGTATTAAACCCTTTACGGAACTTACGAACATGCCCTTTTCTCACAGGCTCACTGACGAATAATCCTGGGAACGTTTCTTCGCCCATATCTTTAATAACTACAAGACCTGCTTCCCCAACTGTGTTGTTTTCAACGCTCCAGTAGATGTTGTTAGAATTTTCAACGCCAATCTCTTGCTGAATATGATTTAATATATCTCTTAAGATTTTAATTTGTCCTTGGATTGGAGTAATATTATGCTGCCATTCTGCACACTGTATCATACTTGGTAATTCAAATACTTCAATTGCTGAATAGTCGCCTCCTGTACCTAAACTTGGATCTAGTGATACAAGGTATAGATTACTACTGGTGGGTTTTTTGAACCAACGTACTTGTCCCATTCGTTCGATCGGTTCTTTACCCAACAGCTCAGATAACTTAATACTGTTAACTAATGTTTCATCAAATACTAGGAATTCGCAGCCGTATTCTCGACGGAAACGCTCTTCTCCAATCCGTCCCATTTCTGCCGACTTCCATGCTTCGTCACGGTCTGGGTGCTCGTGCCATTCTGATCGATAACCGTAAAACCCGTTTATTCCAATCTTTTCTGCATTTTCATTACCAAACTCGTCAAACATATGCTGGCTTTCTTTCCAGATAGTGGCAAATGTATCTTCATCGTTATTAGGAGTTGAAGTAATGATTGCCTTACCACCAGTTGCCAGTGTTGGCGAAATAGATGTCCAAAACTCTTCAGCAATGTTAGGTTGCACAAACGCAAACTCGTCGCAGTATAGCAATGATATAGACATACCACGACCTGTTGTACCTGTGGTTGTTTGACTCACAATACGTGAACCGTTATCAAATTCAATAGACCCTTTATTGTAACTAACAACGCCGCAACGTATATGATCAGGGCATAATTCGTATCCGTACCGGATACGTTGCATAATTTCTTGTGCGCCTGTATATTTGTGTGCGGCAACTAGAATAGTTTGATCCGGGTGAAACATTGCATACCACAACAAGTATCCTGCGGCGCAAGTCGTCTTACCGCTTTGTCGTGGCATCATATTAACATTGAATCGATGATCATTGTAGGAATGTAATAGTCCTACCTGATATTCATAAGGCTCAAATTTAATTTTACCTTTAACTGGATGTTGTATGTGAAAGAAACGTTTAACAAAATGTAAATATCCTTCCACTGGGTCACTACAGATCAGCAGGTCGTGGACCTGGTCTTCTGTAAACTTTTCTTTTGTGTGGGCCTTTTTAGTTAAGACGCCATCTAATGATTTACTTGCCATATGCTTATTTACAATAAAAAATAGCCCCCGGAGGAGCTATTTGGCACTATCGGACAGAGTGCTAACTGCGACGAATTAGTCTTTTTAACCTTGTGTAACGCCTTTTGGGCCACGATCATCTTTAACGCCGCCTGCTTTCATTAAAGCAGTACGAGCACCGTAGTCGCCACGATCAACATCTTTTGCCGCTGCCTTAACGCCCTTATTAGGCTTTTTAACATGCTTCAATGGATCAAAGTCGTCTTTCTTGCCTTCTTTAACTTCTGTGTACAAACGGCTTAATTGATTCATCAAAGTTTCTTGCATAGGGTTACCGCCACCATTAACTTTTGGTGCTTCGGCTCCTTGACCATGTAGATCGTCACCTGATGGTATAACTGCATCTACTGGTGCATATGCTTCTTCTGGTGCATTGGCAAACTCTTCGTCAAACGGAAAGTCGTCACCGCCAATAATTACATCTTTGCCAGAATCTGTATCGTGTGATGGGTGATCAGTGTCAGTATGACCTTGCTCAATACCTTTTAATATTCCCATAAGATCTTTGATGCCACCTGACCCGCTGGCATTTAAACTTACGTTCATGCTGACTGAATCGCTTTGTTTTGGAATACTTGCCATGTCCCCTGGCATACTGCAACTTTCGTCTACTTGCCCAGGAAAATATCCTAATCCTAAACTTGCACGAAGTTGAGCAACTTCATCAAGTGGTTGATCTTCTTCAGTTGATTCGTTAGCGGCAGCTGGATAGTACATGCCGTCTTTGCCTAGTTCAACACTAACAGCACCTAGGCCGCGGATGCCGATTACGGCGGCTGGCACTTTAATTACTTCGCCGGTGCCCGGTCCGCTCTTATCACGGCCTGCAAATTTATAAACAGTTCCGGCGATATCAATAGTATAAGGTTCTGGACCATTTTTAAATCTAGGGTCAAACCGTTTGTTTAAGGGAGTTACCGCAGGCTGTGCAGGTTCAGGACTAGGTTGTGCTCCATTGGCTCTCATCTGATCAGCAAAACTTGGAGTTGGAGTCCCGTCAGGATTAAAAGTTACACGTTCGTTCATTTCTGACGGACGATCGATCTCGGCTATTTTTCTATACATGTCTAAAAAATTCATTTGTCTGTTCCTTTAGGTGCTTTGAGATCAACATCGCTCTTTTTTAAATTCTTAAGAAAACTCATCAAATGTTTTTCGCCAACTACTTTTTGGCCGCTTTCGTCTTTCTCATAATCTTTTTCAAGAAGTGATTCGCCTTTCTTAGCGTTAACACCTGAAAGGTTAAGCTCGTCTTCGCGGATATCAAATGGAGTTCTTACTCTGATTCTTGATGGACTAATTTTTAACTGATCTGCAATGTACTCTTTTAACACTGCGGATGTTGTAGGATATGTTACTTTAATATCAAAGATATTAACTTCAGCAAACTTTTGATCTGGAAAGTCTAATGGACTTTCTTGAATTGGTGTGCGTTTACCTGCTGAGCAAGCTGTGCATCCGTATTTTTCCAAAGCAACCTTCATCTGTTTAGCACAGTCTTTAGGGCAGTCGCCTGCGATCTTTACTTTGTATTCGTAAACTTGTTTACTTTCTTCTAAATAATTTTTGAAGCTTTTCATATCCGTATCCATATCTTGTATTTATGCGTTTTTCATGTTCTTAAGTTTCTCTATAAGGCTATTTCTGTCACTGATAATAACACCCTCGCCTTGTATAAGTACTCCTTGATCTTCGCTTGTTTCTCGGTCTAACTTTTCTTTTTTAAGCTGTAGTTCAATCATTTTAAGTTTTTTGTCAATCTTAGCGGATTTTGCATCAATAGCATTTTTAAGCATACTGGCTGCAACTTCAAACACCCGCCCTGAATACCGAGCTTCAACATTCATACCTAGATCCATTAGGTCATCGTAGGCATCTGTAGCACGTTGAGCCAGTGCATCAAACTCGTTGTCACTGATATCTCCTAGTCCTTTAACCTGTGGTAAGGCTTCAGAAATTTTATCAAACTCGCTAATATCTCGCAACAACGGTTGCGGAGTTTCAGCTAGTTCTTTTCTTTTCTTTTTTTCTTCTTGCTTGATAACTTCTTTGCTTTCAGGCAAGTTTAAAAGTTCTTCTAGTTTCTTAGTCATAGTGTACTTATCTGCTCCCGTTGTGAAATAAATCATTTTCGTTAACGATTCTAAACTTGATGCCTTGCTGTTTGCACCAAATTGTCGCAGCCGCCCATTTTGCCTGATTTTTTACATACTGTGCTTGATTGAATTTATTCTTACCAACACGTTCAAGTATAGTTTGACTAGCGGGCTTAATCTCTATAAGTTCTACATGAGTTTTCATGTTTTTATCAACATATTGTACAAAGAAGTCTGGCACATATATTGTTTGACGTCCTGTCAATGGGTCTCTATAAGGGATACTAATTGCTTCACTAGCCCATTTTTGTACACTGGGATTAGTATCACAAAATTTCATAAAACTCCATTCCCAACTACTGCGATATCTTGGAGATTTATTACCAACATATTTTTCAGGTGCGGTGATTGTAAACTTCCCTTGTGCAAATTTTCCCATATCACACTAAGATATTTCTTGATTCAAACGTATCAGTTACTTGAGCAACCCTGTAACCTAATAAGCTAGTTTTTTCTCTGTAGGCGTTGAGTACCTGCGCAACTACTTGACTTAGTTGAACGTCTGTAAGTGCTTTTAACGTATCAAGTAAAGAAAATACACTGACATTATCTATTCTTGCTTGATTAAGCAAAACAATTCCAGTGCTCCTTGCACTTTCTTGATCAAATCCTCTTTTAAGGAAGAATGCTAATACTGCATCAATTTGATTAGTCGGAAAACTTATTTGATGGTTGTAGTACTTGTCAAAGAATTGTCTAACTTCTCCGGCACTGTCGACTGGTTCTAATGTTGGTAAATTTGCCATAATTATTGTTGAATGATAACTGTGTTATTGCCTGTAATACTAACAGCTTTTGCTGTTGTTAGATTGGCAGTATTTGCTACTCTAGGAAATGCTGTTCCTTCGATGCCACCGACACCGGCAGTTGCTGTTGCTCCTAGCGAGACAGTATTAACAATTCCAGTTTGACCGCTAACAGGTTTTTGTTGAGTAGTTTGCGTATAATTTTGATCAGTTGACACGCGGTTATTTAAAGTTTCAATTGATGCTCTTGGAGTGTCAGTTGTTACTGCGCTTGTTCTCAATGCAGTAACGCCCGGAGGTAATGTTAACGGACTAGGAGTTTGATCATAATGTTCAGATCCAAATCCTTCAGGGACGTCACTATTAATTAATCCGCTACTGTAATGAACAGCTTCATACGTTAGCACCATAGATAATTCGTGTACAGAACTAATCTTTGCGTAATCCATAGTTTGATGATCAAACGATTGGATATACGGATTAATTAACTTATAAGCAAAATATTCTTTTCTTGACAACTGATACACTGTAATATGATTAAAGAACATCTCTGCACTTTTATTATCTAAACCGTATGCATTACTTGGTAATCTTTTTGTTGCATTTCTAGAATATGCACTGTTAGCACTTCCTGCACTGGTCGGATCTGCGTAATAATATCTATAGTAATTTTGCCAAACTTTACTAATTAATCCCATATTGTCGTCATGAAACTTAATTGTAACAGGCTCAAATTTATGTGTAGTTTGCACAACTTTTTTTCTGTTGTACTGATTAGCTGTTTCGGTTGTTAATTTAATACTAGGTAACGTAACACTTTTAACCAACATATTAACTTCATTTTTGTGACGCTGAGTAATACTTTGATCTTGCAATGCTCGGCTATTAATACTAAACACTGTATGGAATAGGAAATCAAGTTTTGGCGCTAATCTAAAATTATCATCACGAAATAATCTAGAACCGTGTTGATAGTCCCTAAGAAATGTATTAGGATCAAGATTGTTATTTAAGTAAGCGTTAAAAGGATTTGCCATAATAGTATTTATAAAGTCAAATTAACTGCGTAGTTAATAAACAGTCACAAAAAAGCCCACACTAGGTGGGCTGTTTATTAGCGTGAACCGCCGCCAGTAGTTCCTGTTCCGTTTGCACGAGTTACTGGAACACCAACACCAATTGTTCCTGATGTCTGTAAACAATTATCAGGCTGTATTGTTAATGAAATTGTCAATGCTTCTTGAGTTCCATAGTTGTTAGTATCATAGTCAACTTTTTGTATATAGCAACCATAACATTCCCATGTTTCTAAAACATTTGGGGTGCTTGCACCGTTGCCGCCGTCTAGGATTTCTAAACGAAGAGTAAACTTATAATCACTGCCTGCGGCTGCAGATGCCTGTTCAAAGAAATCAAATTGTTTCTGCA